TCGAGGTGCAGGCCGCAATTCAAAAAACCCTCTAGCACGTCAACGTGATGCGTTGTTCGGCTGGAGAGCTGATATCAAAGAAAAAGCTTTCGACGCTTGCGTCGAAGTTCTCCAAACGGAGTAAGTAGCGGGACGATCTGGGTGTAGCGTCTGGTGTGGTACCACCAGGTCGTTCTCCCTACTCTCCTTTGTTGCCTTCATCAGGTAACAAAACATCGAGGGGTTTGTCTATCAGGCCCCTCGATCTTTTTTCTCTAATTCTTGGGAGTTGCTATGCCGCTTGTACTCGAAAAAGATACTGATGCTTTCTTGAAAGTGTCAATCAAAGGGATGGGGAAACCGACATATGAACCTCTCTTGAGAGACATCGGAGCTCAGAAAATTCGAGGGCAGTATTCTTGGAAGCTTCCCAACTATCGAATGTACGTTCTCTTCTTGTTAGACATATTTCCCGATACAATAATAGATGAATATATCCAGAAGGTCACGCTCGAATCTGAGTTTGGCTTTCGTGTGGTTTGGAAAGGTCTGAAGCCAGGTGGGTGGCAGCGTCTAAAGCCTTACCAGAGTCAAGGTGCTCGATATCTTCAATCATCTCCCAAGCGGGGTTCGATGTTAGCTTTCTTGCCTGGTCTAGGTAAGACAGCAACAGCGGTTATGGGAGTTCTCGGTTGTGAATTTGAAAACGTATTGGTGATTGCACCTAGAATTCTTGCTCAGATGTGGGTTCGAGAATTCGATGAATGGGGGAAGATTGAAGCAAAGAATCTCTATTGGGCTGATGGTGAAGAAGGGATTGTTATCTCAACTTATGAAACAGTTCGCAATCGAGCTGAGTCATATTCAATTCCATGGGATTTGATTATTGTCGATGAATCGACTCGGATGATAAATGCTCAGTCAGTTACGAGTAAGCAACTATTGAAAATTAGAAAAAGGTCAGGTTATGTTTGGTGCTTGACTGGTACACCGATTCGAAAATTTATGGATGATCTTTGGGGGCAATTTCGGTTTATGGATCCACAAAGTTTCAAATCATATTGGCGATTTGCTAATCGATTTTGCCATACTGAAGACAACGGTTGGGGGACTCAGATTATTGGATCCAAATCGATGGATTTCAAACATCAATTTGCTGATTTGATGTTAACAGCTGGCTATGAAGATCTCGAGGAGGAAGTTCCTGAGATTGAGTTTGATCTCATCGAGACAGAGTTATTGCCAGCTCAGCGTTCGGCCTTTGACGAACTGTTGGAAGACTTCATTACATACCTTGAAGACGGGACAAAGATTCAGGTGAAGTATATCGTGGCTCAAATTATTCGTCTTCAGCAAATCACATCTAATCTCATTAACGTAGGAGGTCCCGATGAGTCGGCGAAGGCTGACAGGATAGTAGACCTTATTGGTACTGGCGTTCGGTATCCGATGATCATATGGGTTCATTTTAGACCCGGGGCGGAGGCATTATATAATAGAATAAAGGACCGGGTGAAGACGGAACTGGTTCTTGGTGGTCACCCGGACCCGGATGAAGTCATCGAGAGGTATAAGGCAGGCAAAGTTGACGTCCTCATTATTTCAATTACGATGGGAAAGTTTGGTCTCCATCTTATCAATACTCACACTGTTTTGTATCTTGATAAAACATTTAGTATGGAAGCTTACATTCAGAGTCTCTATCGAGTTCATCGAATGGGTTCTACTCACAGTCCTAAAGTAATTTCTATCAGAGCCCCAGATACAACCGATTCTCTGGTGGAAGATAACCTTCGCGTCAAAGCAGACGATATTGGAAAGTTGTCTCAGGAAGAATTGATTATGTTATTACGGAGTTTACAAAATGAGAATCATAGCCATTGACCCAGGAGGTCAAACAGGGATTGCAACCTTCCATGGAAAAAGTCATGAGCTTATCCATACGATGTCTGTAGATCTAGATGATCTCGAAAGAATTTTGAAAAGTTTAGAACCGATAGATTTGAATGATATCTTTGTTGTTGAGACACCTCCTCCCGATCATAGTTCAAAGAACCTCGAAAGTGCTATTCGGACTATCGTTGCAGTTTTAGAACGTGTAAATCTAATAAATTGGGTGATGCCGGGCCACTGGAAGCCATCACCACAAGGTAGACTGACCCATCTTGATTTCCCGACCGAGCATGAAAAAGATGCTGTTCGAATGGGAATGTATTTTATTCAATTAGAGCTCAAGGAGTAATGAAATGAAATTTGGTGTTGTAGAATTCTTAACAGCCGATCAATGTTTACGGTCAACAGTCTGGAACCGACTCTGGGATCGGAAAGAGCCGATCTTGCCTTTCTGGATGGGATCTCTCGTTCATAAAGGGGTTGAGATGTATTATAAAGCTGATCGAGATCCAGCAAATGTTCCAGTCAAAATGCTCCCACATATCAAGAAGCAAATCGGGTGGGTCAGGAAAGCTTTTGGATCTACTTTGTGGTCTGAAGCTCAGAAAGAGTTTTTACCAGCAAGAGATCTTTCTGTGAAGATGATAAACAATTTTATGGATTACGATCAGAAAGCAAACCCGACGGCACTGAAAGGGGAGATTCATTCAGTTGAAATGAAGATCAAACAAGAACTACCATCGGGTGTTATCATTGCTGGGAAGATAGATTTGATTCTTGAACGATCAGATGGGATCTGGCTCATCGACCATAAAACAGCTGCAAGGGCGTTAGATGCAATGTCAGTTGATGTTGATGACCAAGCGACTGCATATGCTTGGCTCTTCTGGAAAGAATCAGGGATAGTCATCAAAGGATTTGCTTTCAACGTTTTGTACAAGCTTGCTCCAGAACCTCCTCCTCTCATTCGGAAAGATACAGCCTTGAGCAAGTCGAAGTCATTGGGGACGACTGAAGTTTTGTACAAGCAAGCAGTCAAAGCTCAAGGGTTCAAACTGAAGGATTATAAAGAAATTATCCTTCATTATAAACGAGAAGGGTGGAACCCGTTTTTTGAAATAGTTGATACACTCCGCTCGCTCCCGGAGATAAAGCAGTTTGAAGCGTTTGCATCTCACAAATCTGAGCGGCTCGTTCGAGCTGTCGAAGATCCTGACACCTATGCATATCCTTCAGGGAGCATCTACAATTGTGGCTGGTGTCCATATAAAGGAGCCTGCAAAATTCAAAGTGAAGGAGGTGATGCAGATATAGTATTACAAAACAAGTTTATGCCGAATACGTATAGTAGTTAGCGAACCAAGGAGTTCAAAATGGTAAAGATCCAAAAAGCCGAGAGTATAGATGATCTCAAAGCTCTCATCTTCGGCCCTTCTGGTTCTGGTAAAACTCATCTCATCGGAACAGCTCAGGAAGATCCTCGAACTGCTCCGTTGATCGTCCTAGATTTCGAAGGAGGGTCTCGAACCCTTCAAGGGACAGGAGTTGATATTGCCCGGATCAAAAGTTGGGAGGATTATAATGAGATTTACGAAATGCTATTGAACGACCCTGATCATGGATATAAAACCGTATCAATTGATAGCATTAGTGAAACAAATACCTTCGCTCTCTTCCAGATCTTGGAAAATAATGCTGAGAATCGGGATGATCCCGATTTGATTGAAATAGGAGATTACGGGACCGCTTCGGTCCAGTTACGTCGTCTTATCCGTCATTTTCGTGATCTCCCTATGAGTGTAATCATTTCAGCATTGCCTCGTGAAGATATAGAGCCTCGAGTAGGGACTGTGATGAAACCTCTTCTAACCGGTCGATTAGCTAATGAGATCCCAGGCATCGTTGATGTTGTGGGGTACTTAGCTCAAGAGACTGTGGATGAAGTAGTCCAACGGGTTCTCGTTTTGCAGAATTATCCACAATTCCGCACAAAAGTTCGAATGCCAAGTGGAGTGGAGGCCCCCGACGAAATCGAGGACCCCACGATAACCAAACTTCTGGATGCGATTGCAATGCCGATGCCAACAAAGAAAAATCGCAAAAAGAATAACAAGTAAGGAGAGTATAAGTGGTTCCAAAGAAAGGAAAGAAACCCGGTCGACTCAGTCTAGATTTTTCTGAGGTCGATCAATTCGAGGTCATACCTGCAGGAGCATTTGCATTTATGATCAAGAGTGCTGAAGTTCGGGAAGGTGAGAATGCACCTTATATTGCCTGGGAGTTAGAAATTACAGCTCCCTCCGAATTTGCAGGTCGCCGCTTGTGGACAAATTCTTCTCTTGGGAAGAAGTCCTTGTGGTCCTTATTGCCAATGCTTCAGAATCTCGAAGCAATGGATGAAGATTTCGATCTTGAGAATGATGAGTTCGAATTCGACTATGACGAGGAGACAGGTGTTATTATTGAACCTGAGCTCGAAGGTTTGATCGGTATTGCAGTCGTTTCGATTGAGATGTACAAAAGTAAACCTCAATCAAGAGTCGACGACGTCCTCCACATTAGTGAGATGAGCGATAGCGAATTTGGTCCATATGACTCTGCAGATTGGCCAGATGCTTCTTCTGAAGAAGAGGATGATGACGACGTCGAGGAAGACTCCGACGACGAAGATACTCCAAAGAAGAAGAAGACTGGTTCAAAGAGATCGTCCAACAAAAAGCGATCGTTGAAGTAATGTCGGAAGATCTTAGAAAGCTTGTAGCGAAAGGAGAGTTCCTTAGGGAACTCTCTCTTTCTGACAAGACAGATGTAATCTCAAGTCTGACTTATGAGACTGAAGCTTTTCAAGTGGTCCTTTCATTTAGACCCGTAAAAGCATCTTTAACAGCAGAAGGGTTTTTTCTATATTGTTCAGAAAATGAAAAGGTAACGACAGACTCTGTTGAAATAATGGCTCAAAAAATAGCCATTGATCTATTCAAAATGATCAAACCTGATTTCATTCAAGTTCAAATCATTCGGTCTTTCAATGAAGCTACGAGCTTACAAGCAGTTGCACAAATGGAAAATAAAGGAAAATAACTTATGTCAACAGATATTGCACTTCTTATCGCAACTGGTGAAGATCAGACTCTCGAACCCGAAGGAGATATATTCCCTATCCTCAATCGGATGAGAGGTCGAGCAATCTTCATGGCATTTCAATTCAATCCCGGGAATGATGCGAACGTCTCAACATCATCCCAGAAAGGGACCTTACCATTAGAGCCTTGTAAGGCGATTCTTTTGTACGCAGTTGACCAAGTTGAGAAATTGAATACAACTTGGAAACTTCTCCAAGCACCCGATTTTCAAGGTGCTCTTCGAGGAGAGTTCCCTCATTGGCAAAACTATCAGTCACAGATTCCCATTGCAGCTTCAAAGTTGAATAATCCGGCAATGACACTTCTGTGGGTTCTTCAGAAGCTTTTGACAGGCGGGAAGAATCCTGGGAACGCTATTCTCGAAGCAGCTAATACTCTCAAAGCACCTTCGATCGGAGCTCTCCATAATCGGGGAAGCTCTGATCTATATCTTTGGGATACAATGGACGGGATGAGATTTGTCGAGTACGAGAGGATTCGAGTCTTTTTCTCGTTTCCCCTCCCCGGAGTTGCAGAGAATGCGGAGTACATTAAGCAGAATTCTGTTTTACTGATCGATCTAGTTTCCGGGGATGTCCAAGTTGAAGGGAGTATAGATATTGAAGGCTTTGTTCAACCGGGAGAAGAAGATCCCTTCACTGATCTTGATGATGAAGAGGCTGGAGTCCCTCTCGACAAGGACATCAATGGAAAAGATTGATCTCAAAACTCTCGGAAAACCGGGGTCGGAAGGCTTTGTCGGTCTTGAAACTTTCAAGGTAGATTTTCCGGCTCTGGTTGCACTGACGTCAAATGAATTTACAGCAATGTGCCCTGTAACAGGCCAACCAGACCAGTATACTATTTCGGTCGTGTATACCTCCCAAAAAGTTTGTTTAGAATCGAAGAGCTTGAAACTCTATCTTCAAGGGTACCGGAATGAGGGTGAGTTTGTCGAGAAGCTAACGAAAAAGATTCTGGAGGACGTTGTCAAGATTCTTAAACCCTTGTGGGCTTTTGTTCAAATCGCACAAAAGCCTCGAGGAGGGATCGAGATTATTGCTCGATCTAGTTTTGGAGACATCGCTGTCCCGAAAGAGTTTGAAATATGTCATCACAACCACTAGTTGTTATTCTAAGCGGAGGGATGGATAGCTCGACCCTCCTCGCAAAGCTCGTAGCTGTTCAGACAGCTCCGATCTACGTTCTGACTTTTGACTACGGTCAGAGACATAGTCGAGAGATCCTTGCGGCTGATGCTGTAGCCGACTATCTCAAAGTCCCTCTAGACTTTCGGGCTCTCATCGACGTTCCTCAGATCTTTCAAGGATCGGCTCTGGTCGATGAAGACATCGACATCCCCCAAGATGTTGAAGGTCAACCTCAACCAGTCACATACGTTCCGAATCGGAATATGATTTTTCTCAGCTTAGCGATTGGCTTCGCGGAGTCGAGAGGAGCTCAAGTCGTTTACTATAGAGCTCATCTAGAAGATTCATATGGGTACTGGGATTGTACCGCCGAGTTCGTTGCTGCTCTGAATGCTACTCTCCAGTTGAATCGGGGAAAGCCTGTTCGAATAGAGGCGCCGTTTGTTGAATTGAAGAAAGAAGAACTTCTTCAGATCGGCCTCGATTTAAAATTCCCGTACGAGCTAACTTGGACATGCTATGAAGGTGGTGAGATAGCTTGTGGGGTTTGTCCGACTTGTGATGCACGGTTGAAAGCGTTTGCAGCAAACGAAGCAACCGATCCACTAGTTTACGCATAAATAGAAGAGCCTGGGTGGGCAGGCTCTTTGGAGGTTGTATATGTTCAAGATAAGTAAGCAGTTTCATTTTTCAGCTGGTCATGCTTTGATTCAGCTTCCAACAACTCATAAGTGTCACCGACCTCATGGTCACAATTACATTGTCGAACTCGTTCTGGGGCGTGAAGAGCTGGACGGGAGCAGTTTTGTTGTTGATTATGGTGATCTGAAATCGTTCCAACAATATCTCGATGCGAGTGTTGATCATCGATTTCTGACTTCAAGTCCAGATGAATTTCCCGATTGGCCCCCTGACTGGGTTTGCAATATCGAAGCTGTAACGACCGCCGAAAATCTGGCGAAGCGATTTGCTGATGTGATTCGAGTGATGCCCCGAATGATGCCTTGGGGTCAGTATCTACTAAAAGTCCGGGTCAGTGAAACTCCGAAGACCTGGGCGGAGTATATTGTTACGAGAACTGAAGTGGACTACAAAAAAGAATACGAGGGATCTCATGAGTAAATTTCACTTGTTTGTTAGCGAGCACTTCGGACCAACCTTTCAAGGTGAGGGCCCGTACGTGGGTTGCCTTCGGTATTTCATTCGACTGGGTGGTTGTAATCTTCACTGTGTGTGGTGTGATACACCTTATGCGTGGGATTGGACAGGTAAGCTCGGGACGAAGTATGATCTAAAGAAAGAGTTGACTCGATTTTCTCCTGAGGAGCTTCTCGAAGTCATTCCGAAGGATCTTGACTTAGTCATAACCGGTGGTGAACCTCTCCTTCAAGCAATAGCTCTTGAGAGATTTATTTCAATTCTCCCTGACTCGATCCGGGTGGTTGAGATTGAGACAGCAGGGACTGTCCCTCCTCTTCGAGATATAGATCTAATGATGATGAGTCCGATTGTTCACTATAATGTATCTCCGAAGCTTGGTCATTCAGGCAATTTGATAAAAGAAAGACTTGTCGAGGGAATTTTGGAGCAGTTCCTTGAACGACCGACATCGATTTTCAAATTTGTAGTTCAACGAGAGGAAGACATCATCGAAATTGAAAGTCTTCGAAAAACTTACGGTATCCCAAGAAAGAAGATTTGGTTGATGCCCGAGTGTCTCACCAGAGAAGAGCATGACCGAAGGTTGAAGGGTCTTGCTGCAACGTGTCTCGAAGAGGGATACAATTTATCTCCCAGGCTCCAAGTTGAGATCTGGGGCAATGTACGAGGTGTATAATGGAAGATGCAAAACATATCGAGCTTGAAAAATTGATTACCCGATTGCTAGTCCTTATCGGAGAAGATCCTGAAAGAGAAGGTCTTAAAAAGACACCACATCGTGTTGCAAAGTGGTGGACAGAGTTTATCGAATATGACCCTGGGAATACAGATGCTACTTTTGAGTCAGCCTCGACTGATCAGATGGTTGTTGTATCAGGAATCAAAGTCTGGTCACTCTGTGAGCATCATCTGCTCCCTTTCTGGGCTGAAGTATCAGTCGGGTATATTCCTAATAAGAAAGTTTTAGGATTGTCGAAGTTCGCTCGGGTTGCTCACAAAGCAGCTCACGGTCTTCAGATCCAAGAACGATTAGTCGACGACATTGCTTCTGAAATCAAGAAGCTAACCGAGTCGAAAAGTATTGCAGTCATTGCCCGGGGTGAACATCTCTGCATGACGATGAGAGGAATCAAGACACCCGGCCTCATGACGACCTCTAAGATGACTGGGGCCTTCATGGAAGAACCCGAAGCGAGGGCTGAGTTTCTGAGCCTAGTGTTGACACCGTAACCGGAGGCTTTATAATGGAACAAACTAAGTTCATAAAAAGATTCTTAGAAGTAATTGAAAATTCAACTAAGCTTGTTACTTCTCGGGAGGTTCAACGAAATGAGAATGTTTCAATCCCTGGAATGTTTCCAGAGGAAGATAGAGTTCGAGGCCCTCTAGAACTGATGTATATGAAAATAAAGAGAGCTTTCTCTGAATATCAGACAGCAATAGATACAGGAGACCTAGAAGCAATTCGAGATGAGCTTCAAGATATTCGAAACTATTCCGCATTCGCTGAAGTCCTTCTCGAGATGGCAGTAGAGGAGAAGAAATGACGTTTCAAAAAGTTGCTCTGATTGTCCCGACACCTGACCTTCCTATGGTCCGAGGTCGAAAGTTTCACTTGACCTTATCTCATTTGATGGAAGATGAGAAATACCGGTCATTCTATCTCAACGAGTCGATTGATGGCTCTTTTATTATTCTTGATAATTCGGCACACGAGCATGAAGTTGGTCAAAGAGCAGAGATCATTTTGACCGATGCAATCAAAGTTCGAGCATCAGAGATTGTCTGTACGGATGCACTTTTCGACGGAGAAAGAACAGTCGAATTGACAACCGCTGCTTTAGATTATTTTCTTGCGTATGGTGAAGAAGCTTTTGCAACACTCAAACCTAGATTGATGATTGTGCCACAAGGTAAAACAATTGAAGAATATACTTCGTGTCTGAATGGTTTACTCAAAGCCCTTGACGATCGAGTTGGCAAATTACAGATGCTCGGATGCTCGGGATTGACATTCGGTCTTTCAAAGGACTATGAAATGTTTGAGGGTGGTCTCCCGAAAGTGCTGGGAGAAGATATTCTTCCGGCCATCAAGGGACTTCAATTTGAACTCCATCTTTTGGGATGGGGTCGAAAGTTGTGGGAATTGATTGATCTTTTCTATCACTTTGGAAATCAAATTCGATCCGTTGATTCAGCAAAACCAATCGTATATGGCCTCTCGAATCTTGAATTGGATCCAACTCGAGGCTTCGTTCCCCCTTACCCAAAACGGAGTAAAGACTTCTTTGAACTTCCTATCAAACAAAGTCAGCTCTTATCTGTTTGGCACAACATTTCAATCCTCGAAGGAATAGCTCAAGGGGCTTTCCCGGAGGTTACGAATGACCAGATGTAAGACCTGCCCGATCGGTGGACCAGTTGTTGAAGGTGTTGGTCCAAAGAATGGCTTGATGGTCATTGGTGAGTCTCCTAGTCAACTTGAGGCTAAGAAAAGAATCCCTTTCTCGGGAAAACCAAGTCAACTCCTCAAAAAAACTTTGAATCGAGTTGGCGTAGACCCTGCTGACATCTATTGGACTAATGCCGTCAGTTGTGGTCAAGAAGATATAGACCCTCCAAAACCCCATGTCGTTCAAGCATGCCGAGATAGATTGATCGAAGAAATTCGAAGTGTTCAGCCGACAAAAATTCTGACAACAGGAGCTATTCCTTTAGCTGCTTTGCTGGGTCATCATATCGCAATTACAAAGCACCGAGGTCAAGGTCAGTGGTTGGAGATCGAAGGAATGGATCCAATTTACCTCGTTCCGACCCTGACCCCCTCTTTGGTCTTCCGTGCAGAAGATTTCTTTAGAGATTTCGCTTGGGATATTCAAAAGTTCATTTTCAATACAGAACCTGAGCCTCAACCTGACATTGATATCTTGATTGCATCTTCCGTGAAGGAAGCAATAACTGAATTTGATTTTCTAATGGATGCTTCCACCTTAGGCGTTGATCTTGAAACTACGGGATTTGACTATTGGGATAGTATTGATACAATTGAGTCTGTTGGAGTAGCAGCTATTGATCCAGACCGGCCGAACGAAGGGTATGCTTTGATTGTCCCTTTCGAGGTAGCAGATACAGTCGGTTTCCGAAAAGTGTTTAGGAAAAATCTGGCAAGGACGGATGGTCCTCGCCAAGCATTTCATAATCTCAAATTTGATCTTCAGTTCCTGATGAGTTGGTATGGAGAAGTTTTGACAGTCGGGAACCCGATGGATACAATGATGATGTCGTATGCTCAAGATGAACGATCAGCGAATCGAGGAGCTCAAGGTCACAAGTTGAAGACGTTGGCTCGAGTTCGATATGATATTCCTGACTATAGTTTTGACTTCGAGAAGTTTTATGATCAACCATATGAAGACCGAGACTATCAATCATTGTTTGAATATCATGCACTTGACTGCCACACTACTGCTCGACTTGCTTTTGATTTAGAGGAAGAGCTATTTGAAGAATCAGAAAATCTTCTCCCATTAGTCAAGAATCATTTGGTTCCAGCTCAAATTACATATGCTGAAGTTGAATGGCATGGGACCCTGATTGATGTTGAATACTATAGAGAGTATGAGCAAGAGCTTCTTGGTGAAATTGAACCTCGGTTATTTAGGCTCCAAGAGATTGCGAGAGAGTTCGGACTTCAGATTGAACCAATCGAATTTGATGTAACTGATCCTGCAAGAATAAATAAGCTTTTACCTTTGATCGATGAAGACCTTTGGGATGGAGTTTTCTTAGCTCATGGTCGAGCAGTAGTCCTTAGCCATCTTCTCGATCAAGCAGAGTCTTTTGAAATGGATGACCCGAAATGGCCTTTTGGTCGGACTTATCGATCAATGAAAGGTCAAATGTCCAGAGAACGGAATAAGATTCTCAAACTTGCAGAAGAAATCGGCTTGTATAAAGAAGGAAAAGAATTCAACCCAGGTTCGACTAAAGATACACCTGCACTTCTCCATGCACTTGGTCTTCATACAGACGGGACACAGAAGTATGATTTGCTATATGGTCTTTCAGTTCTCGAATTGGAAGAGGATCACATTCTCCATCAGGTGGTAGACGATCTAATCAAGTATCGTTTATATACAATGGTTCTTTCTACATTCGTTCGGGGTGTTTTGAAAGTGACAGATTCAAATAATCGAGTTCATCCTGATTACATTATTAGTGGATCTGCAACGGGAAGGCCTGCTTGCTCAAACCCAAATCTCCAGAATATTCCGACCCTTCTAGGACCAGCTGTCCGAAAAGGATACATTGCACCCGAAGGGTGGACATTTTGTCAAGTCGATTATTCTCAGTTGGAGTTAAGAATTGCTGCTCATTACTCAGGTGATAAGAGATTGCTTGAGGCATATATGAATGACGAAGATATTCATACAGAATTTGCAGCAGCAATTTTCAAGAAAGCTCCTGAGGATATCACTTATCTAGAACGATATATGGCTAAGTACGTTGACTTTGGTATCATCTATGGTCGTGGTGCTCGAAGCTTAGTCGATGGTTGGGAAATGGAGTACTATGTGACTGAGATGGGAGGGGAGAGATGGAGCTTAGCTGAAGCTGAGGAGTTCATTGAGAATGTAATGAAAGACTTTCCTGGTCTTGCTAAGTATATCCACGATCAAGGTCAACTAGTTCTCAAACAGAAATATATTGAGACACCTACGGGACGCATTCGTCGATTCCCGTTTATAAAGTATGTCGGTGGAGCACAAAGAAAAGCTGTGAATACTCCGATTCAGTCTCTTGCTTCTGACTTGAATATGTCGGCGATGGTCCGAATTCATCAAAGACTCGACCCGACCGAAGCTAAAATTCTATTCACAGTATATGACTCGATTGCTTTTGAAATTCGAGATGATTGTATAGATAAAGTTGTATCAATTGCGATGGAAGAAATGCAGGAGAACTTACCAATTGATTCTATCGTACCATTCAAAGCTGACCCAGAAGTAGGTTACAACTGGGGTGCACTTGAGGCATACATACATGAATCCGAAAAAATCATACCCGGTTGAGTGGTGGCTCGATCGTCTAGAGAATACCAAAGTCGTTGGTGATGGGTACACAGCTCTCTGTCCCGGCCATCCAGATGGAGAAAATTCTCTCTCCGTTCGACCAATCAGTGGTGGGACTGTGGTCAATTGTTTCAGTGGTTGTTCTTTCAAGGAGATTATTGAGGGTGCTGAGCAATTCGGGCCTGGTGCTAAATCTTCATCACCGAAGATTGTCAAAAAGAGAGAGAAAGCTTCAAAGAATCCACGGGGTTGGTGGGAAGAATATACTCAAGTTCCTAGTGGCTTTTGGGAAGAGCTTGGAGTTGAATATCATCTTGGTGAAATCAAATTCTTCTGGGATGAAGTCCCAACAACGAAGTCAAGACCAGCGGGTGAAAAGACTTTCTTTTGGCGACCGGATGGAGCACCAAGACCTCCAATCTGGCCTTCTCTACCCGACGAGCTCCCCGAAGAGATTTGGATTACTGAAGGTGAGTCCGATTGTGGGATTCTGAGGTATCTTGGAATGCCAGCATGGGCTTTGACTAAGGGTGTTTTATCTTTGATTAGTCTTCTCGATCTCATCTGGCCATCCTTACATCGCCGAGGAGTTGAACGAGTTATCTTTGTTGTTGATTTTGACCAAGCTGGTGAAGATGCTCTTGATAAAGTAATTGCAGGTCTATTCAATGCTCAGATCCAAGTAGGATATTGTGATCTAGGGAAAGTCATCCAACCTCTCCTTGGTGAGAAAGATATTCGAGATATTTGGCTCCGGTTAGCTGATTCAGACATCTTCGAAAAAGATTTGAGAGAAGCGGTTTATCTTTTCCCAACTCCGACAGACGAAGCTAGTAGAATTTCTATTGGAGCTCTCTTGTCTCAGACAACTCAACCAATCCAATGGACTGTTGATCAAATCCTCCTGTCGAATGTAGTTGAGATGCTTGTCGGTGCTCCCAAGATGATGAAATCTTGGCTTGCACTAGATCTAGGTCTCTCAATAGCTACGGGGACTCCATTCCTAAATCATTTCAAAACTCTCGATCCAGGGCCTGTCGTTTATATTAGAAAAGAAGATCCTACATACGCTTTGAAAGACCGATTGTCAAAGATTTTGATTTCGAAAGGTCTCGGAGGTCAAGCATCGAGTCTTGATAGCCAAGTTTCCGTCAAGTTCCCGTCCCAGAAGGACATTCCCTTATTCGTTGACCTTTCGAGGACATTTCTTTTCACACCGAGAGAATTGGAGTCATTATATATTTGGCTCGATCAAATCAAAACAGAATATGGCCATATCAAGATGGTTGTTTTTGATCCGATCCTTAGAATGATGACCGGGGTTGATGAATACAAAGCAACTGATGTCAATTTGAAACTCTTTGAACCGGTCACAAGAATTGCTGAAGAGACTGGAGCGTCTGTTATGATGGTTCATCACAGATCAAAGCAAGCCCAAGGAGCTAAAGGATCGTATGGGTCTGTAGCCTTCCATGCTTTTGCAGATGGGACGATGTATTTGATGGGGACTCAACCTGACAAGCAAGGCTGGGTTGATGTTTTGTCTGAGTTCAAATCAGCTCGAGAACATGAATGGTCTTATCGATTGAGTTTAGAAAGTGAAACGTACAACTCACAAGTCCATATTGGAACGAGGTCAACAGGAGCAGACAAAGACAATCCTATCTTGGACGAGCTACTTCTTTTCCTTGACAATAATCCTCAACCTGTAATTAGGATCCAAAAGAAATTCTCTGAAGTTCCTTTGACAATGCTTCGAGGTCTTCTAAAGGATCTTGAAGATCAAGGATTACTTTCTCGGGAGAAAGAGACAAAGAAGCAGAAAGGAGCAAAAGGTGGTCCTAGAAGAGATTTATGGGTATCAGTAAAGATAGAGGGAGAACCAGCCTCTCCCTAGAGAGGCCTAATGCTCCCATTAGGAAATTTGATATAGGTAATCTTACATACCAATTCGGAAATTCATTAGGAAACCCCCGGGAAATCAATTATAATACATATTACCTTCTAGA